TTAAAAGTTTATTTATAATACTCACTCCATATTCAAAGCCATTAGATTTATAGCTATCATTGAATACTATCTCTGCTTTATCAAATTTTCTTTTCATTATACATTCTCCTCTGTTTCTATTTCTCCAAACCATTCATCAATAGCATTGGCTACATGGTTAGGCATATCATGTTCTAACTCTACGAGTTTAGGATTGTCTGACCACTCTGCATATATCTTATAGCTTACTATATGCCTTCGTGTCGTAGGTATTGTGTTTATATCTCTACTCATTTTCAATCTCCAATGCTTTCATTACTCTAGTAAGTTTCTCTCTATCACGCAACAAGAGATTAAAAGTTCTTAACAGGTGGTACATATCCATATCACCTACATCTATGTAATCTTCTAATCCTTCTGACCAATGAGATATATCAAGAATATCTATTATATCAGAGGGAACTTTCTTGTCATCTATTGCGTGTATTATATCTACAACTTTATCAACTTTCATATTGTTCTCCTTCACTATATTGTTGGTTATCTAAATCTTTAAATCCTTCTTCTAATTCATTAGCAAAATCTTGTAGCTCTGCCAATGGTATTTGTTTTATATTACTTACTTTGTATGCATCAAGAGCCATGCTCTCAACTGATGTGTTCACATCTGCATATGTTTTATATTTTATTTTAGTCATTATCATTCTCCTCATCATAAAATAAATCTGCTGTATTAACCTCATCAAACCAATCTATATTATTTTCATCACAGTAATGTTTTAAATCACTTAACACATCTGCTACTCTATAATATTTATTACCTTTATCTTCTTGCTCTCCAAGAGATAATGCTTTCTTAATTCTTTCTGCTCTTTCTTTATTGTTCATTTTAATATCCTAACACTTGTATATTCATATCATCTTCCCATTTATTTTTAGTTATTATAAAACCTAATCTATTAACCCAATGATACCCACTATGCACATAGTACCTACCATCTTCTTCTCCTATTGTCCAGATATATCTTTCACCATCTGGTTTCTTCATAGCTTTTATAAACTCTTTATCATCTACCCATACATCTTCATGGATAGGTATATACTTATTGAAAAATGTTTTACTATAAATAGTTTTCCATTTATCTCTGAACTCTGTTATTCTATATCCTCTGCTACGCATAATGATTCTCCTCAAAAAAATCTTGTAGTACTCTCAAGTCTTTGTAATTATGTTCTTCTAATCTAGATGTTGTTATTAAATCTGCATCTTCCACCCCATAGTATTCTTCATAGTGTTTTAGTTCGTCATCAATCCAATTATCATATAAATAACCAAAATGTTTTTCAGCTAATTGTTTACTCATCTTTTAACTCCTCTACCATATCAATAGCATCACATACATTATCGTATGTTTCTACTGCTTTTGTTTCTGCGTCTTGTGCCAACTCACTTGCTTGTTGTGCAACATTCAAAGCATCTGACGCATAGTCTTTTGCTTGATATAATTTATCTAGTATTTGTTCTTTAGTCATATTGTTCTCCATTCATTGTTAATAAACTTCCAATGTATTTCATAATTGGTATCATCATAGACAACTATGTGATGCTTGTCAAGTTTCTTCCATGAACAATCAAACATAGACCATACACCTTCATGTTCTTCTATGAATTGTTTAGCACTCATGCTATTCTTTTCCATTGTGTTCTCCTTTCTTGGTTAGCTCCAAAGTAATCACTAATCCAATCACCATGTCGTAGGTAATGATTAATCATAGTAATATAACCTTGAACATTTTTTAGTTCTGCCTTTGCACCTTCAATTCTTGGTGTTCTATTCGCAAGTCTGCGTAGCTCTGGCAGTTTTTCTTGATTTGTTTTTAGCCACGAGAGTACATCATCTGCATTAAATGTTGCACTCTTTGGTAACTTTAATACGCTTGGGTGTATCTGTGATTTATGCATACTGTTCTTCCCATTCTTTAGTTGCTGAAACAAGTTCTGGATTAACACTCATTATCTCATGTATGTATGCATCTCCATACTCCCAATTATCATATGTCATAGGTGATTTACATGCAGTAAACCATCTTGCATATTGGTTTTTATCTTCATTATCTTTCTTCTGATATGTCTTAAGAATTTTCCATTCAAAATACATACCATTATCTTCATTGACTACACGATATGTAGCATATGCATTGTCAATGTCTTTTGATTTACCAAATTTATTTTTCATTTTATTATCCTTAATATGCATCAGCATGGTTAGTAGTATGTTCTTCCCATACCCATTCCAATTCCTCTATAACTTCTTGTTCTGTTAGGTTTGGATTTGGGTGTGTTAATTTAGTCATAACTTCAGACATGAAAGAATAAAAATCTTCATGCCCATTGCGTAGACATGACATCACATCTTCACACCATGTCTGTTCGTCATTCATCATAATTGATTTTGCATATCCCATGTTATCTCCTTTCTATTTGTTTAACCATAAATGCTTTAGCATCTTTGATTAATTGTAAATCTTCATCTACACTTCCACCAAACTTCTCAACACATGCTTGGATAATAGTATCACTATGCCAACCTTTAGGCATATGCTCACCAGTTACTGCATGTTTAGAACCATGCACCATTGCATGTTCTTGGAAGTCTGTTATAAATTTTTCTAGTTCATTCATGTTGTTCTCCTTTAATAATTAAATAATAATATATTCATATAGTATTCATATATTATTTTTAATTAAATGTCAAAGTAAAAATAAAATAATCACACATATATAAAATAATAATTCGTTATCCATGTTATCTGTACCTTCCATTCCTATCAGCTTGTCTCCATTCACCTTCTTCATTTTTAAACCAAAAACAAAAAGTTTCTCTTACATTTTTAGGATTAAATACTCTTATTAAAGTTCCACCTTGTACAACTTCATAATTGTTTCCCCAACCTTCCATATGTTTATGTGCTGATTTATTTATATCTTCATTATATTTTTTTAATTCATTTTTTATATCATATGTGTTCATTATACACTCCAATTTATTGTTTAAAAACAGTAGTTTAGTTATACTGCAAACTACCAAATCAGTCTTGGAGAATTAAATAAATATATTTAATACTTTTGAAATCCAAGATGTAGATTGTTTCACTTTAGAAACAAATCTGCCAGATGTGATATCTCTATCAACTGCATTATAACCTTTGTTATAAAATCTAGCTACTGTTGGGTTTCCATATCTGTTAGTCATAGTCGTTCTCCATGCCATGCTTGTTAAAAGAAACTCAAATATCACAGGCAGAATATTTAAGTTTGTATTAATTATATATAATACTTTCATATACATTTCAAGTATTATTTATAATTATTTTATTACCAGATTGGTAATTAATTACCATCTCTGTTTATTGCTCTGCCATTAATCTTGACAGATTCCACAATATGTTTCGTGTCATTATGTGTGTAGCATAATAGACAATCAATACATTTTTGACCTGTACAATTTTGTTTATCCTTCATATTGTCTTGGTCTACGTTATTAAACGTACTATCAAAGTATTTTGGTGGTTCAATAATAGTATTTATTATTGAGTTACTAAATATTAATTTTAAATTCTTTGGTTTACGATTTTTATCAAAGTATTTAATAACAATATCCTTGCGTTTAGTCCATAATGCAAAGGTTACATTAGGATTTATCATACAAATCTTTACAAGATTTACAAGGTGTGTCTCATTTATAAGCTCACCATGTGCGTTAAACCTCATATAGAGTTGGTTTATGCGTGGTATATTATCATATTCAAGAACTTTAATACTTAAAGCATCACTATTTCTTTGTAATGCATTCTGCATATTTTTCCTATATGTGTTTAACATGCTATGACTATAGCAATGTTTACATATAACGTCATCATTCTTTGACGCATTCATTTTGGTACAAAATTTGTTAGTAACTGTATTGGTACTAATAGCTTGTAAACCTTGCAGTTTACCTGTCATTTTTGAAATGTGTATTGTCATTATCATCTCCAATATTAATTAATAAATAATATATTCATATACTATTCATATATTATTTTTAATTATGTGTCAAGTATTTGGTGAATTGACATCAAAACAATGCCAATTAATATATTAATTGTTAGTATAATTCCCAACCATACGATATTAGCATGTATAGTTGGTATAAGTGCGACTATGGAACATATAACCATAGCCATGCCTAACAAACTACAAGTTTGTTCTATATTATTTTTCATGTTTATATCCTTTTTTTTCTAATTTTTTTATTATATATTGTGTTAAATCTTTAAGTTCTTTGTTAGATTTTTTAAATGCATTTTTTGCTTTATCTAAATCATTAGATAACTTCATAATTTGAAGATTAAGGTCATGGTTTTCATTTAAAAGGTCTTGATAAGTCATTTTGTTCTCCAATTTAATTTATTAAATTAAGGTGAGCAAGGTCGTAAATCTCACTCACCATATATTAATTAATAAATACTACTTTCATAAATGTCAAGTAGTATTTTTTAATTATGTTAATATAACTTCGATAGCTTTACCATCAATTTCAATAAATGTATTACCATTTATGAAATATGTCAAGCGATTGATAATAAATTCTTGTTTAGTCATTGATACTCTTTCGATACCAAAATCATTTTCGTGTATTGTCATGTTCAATCTCCAAAGTTATTAATTAATAATATAATATATTCATATACATTCATATATTATATTTTAATTATGTTGTCAAAATTTCATCATTGCCATTCATCAAAACGACAACAACTTCATCATCTATTTATTTATTAATATATTCATATACATTCATATATTAATAAAAAATAGTAAGTAAACCAAAGGTTTAACTGCCTAATTTGTAGGCACATCATGTCGCAAATATATGCATTATACACGCATGAATGATGAAAATTTAAGCATTCATCTGCCTAATTTTTGTGCAATCTATAAGATTGCCTAATATTTAAGCACTTTAAGGTATCTCTTTAGAGATAATGAGACTTTGTAGTCTATAGAGACTACACCCCACCCCAAAAAATCGTGCGTGCATGTTATATATATATACAGGTGTGCCATATATGCAACAAAAATACCAGGATCTCTCATCAAAATAAAAAAAATAAAAAAAGTACTTGACAATTAAGTGGGGAGTAGTGTATAATTATATATAATATATAAAATTACTAAAACCATAAGTACATTGTTTTTTGTTTTTATTTGTTTTTCTTATTAAAATATATAAAAACATACAACAAAGGATACAAAATCATAGAAACCACAGATACTATAGAGACTATAGAGACTCCATCACAATTTGAAGCTCTCTTAAACCTACAATCACTTGTTTCCCACAAAGTTCAACAGGATTCTAAAGGAGATTTTATAACATTTGTTAGACAAATGGCTCCAATGCTTGTTTCTGATTGGAAGATGGGTAAACATATAGAGGTTTTATCAGAGAAACTACGTCAATTAGAGTCTGGTGAGATAAAAAGACTTATGGTCTTTCTACCACCACGTTCATCAAAGTCTGTTATTTGTTCTAAATTGTTTCCTGCATGGTATATTGGAAGGAATCCAGAACATGAAATACTTACTGTTTCCCATAGTGACCAGTTATCAAGCGATTTTGGTCGTTCTGTCAGAGATTTGGTTAATGCTGAAGAATTTCAAAATGTTTTCAAAGGAGTGTCCTTACGTTCAGATGTACGAGCAGCAGGAAAATGGAAAACAAACAAAGGTGGACAATACTATGCTGCTGGAGTACGATCCCAGATTGCAGGAAGAGGTGCACACATTGCGATCCTTGATGATGTTATGTCAGAAGAGGACTCATACTCTGAAGCAGGCAGAAGATACGTTAAGGAATGGTATCCAGCAGGATTAAGAACACGTATAATGCCTAATGGTTCTATACTCATCATTAATACTCGTTATCATTATGATGATCTCTGTGGATGGTTACTAAAACAAGAAGAGAATATGGGAGATTATGATGTTATTCCTTGGGAAGTTGTACGTATTCCAGCATGGCTTGATGAAGATGCAGCAGAATTACTAGATCTTCCAGTAGGTTCTAGTTATTTTCCTGAATGGAAACCAGATGAAGTACTACGTGTAGATGAACATGAGATTAAAGCATCAAATGGTGCACGATACTGGAATGCCTTATATATGCAAGATCCCACACCAGATGAAGGTGGGTTAATAAAAAAGAAATGGTTAAGATGGTGGGAATATGGTGAGCCACCACCATGTGATTTTATACTACAAACGTATGATACAGCGTTTTCTACCAAGACAACAGCAGATTATAGTGTTATTCAGACATGGGGTATATTCTCTATGTATGATGAAAGTGAAGAAGGTATAGAATCTTTTCAAGGTAATCTTATTTTATTAGGAAACATTAAAGGAAGATTTGAATATCCAGAATTAAGACGTATGACACAAATGTTATATCAAGAACATAGACCTGATGTTTGTATGGTAGAAAAGAAAGCATCAGGACAATCATTAATACAAGATATGCGTAGAGCTGGTATACCTGTGTTAGAATATTTACCTGATAGAGATAAGGTATCCAGAGTATATGCAGCTACTCCTATGATGGAAGCAGGTAAAGTATGGTTTCCTAAAAATAAAAAGTGGTCAGAAGACTTATTAGAAGAAATGTTACGCTTTCCAAATGCTGCACATGATGACCAAGTTGACGCAATGACTATGGCTATACACTATGTAAAAGAGTCTTGGCATCTATCACATCCTGAAGATCCAGAGTGGGAAGATGAACCAAGAGAAAAAAAACTTGCATACTGGAGAGTTTAGTGTTATAATAGTTGTATGGAAAAAAAGTGTGCTTTTGTACCTAAACAAAAACATACTATAACTATCACTAATAAATACGATCCTAACGTAGATTATTATAGAGAAAGAGAGAGACAGTATGGGAACAAAAATAAACATACAACCCACAAAAACAAAATTAAAGTATGATACCAAAGCAGGTGATAAAATGAATATTGATCTGCAAGGTTATGTTAAAAATAAAAATCTATTTACAAAAGATCCATTAAAAGGTTCAAAAATAAAAGGCAGAGTAGAATATAAAAAAGGTCGTCACTCTGTAACAGGTACTGCGTCTCATAGACCAGGTGGAGAAAGTACTGTAGGAGCCAAGTATACATTAAAGTTTAAAAAAGGTGGAAAGATAAAATAATGGCAACAGAAAAAAATCCTTTTGAAAAAATTAGAGAAGAAGTTACAAACGTAGTACAAATGCCTACACCTGAAGATATGATGGAAGGTGCACCAACATTTGAAATGGAAGATGATGGTGGTATTACTGTAGACTTTTCACAAACAAGCATAGAAATGGAAGCTGAACAATCTATACAAGAATGGTATGGAGATCTTACAGATACAGTAGAAGAAGAAGATCAACAAATTATTGCAGCAGATGTTATAGATAATTATACTGCAGACAAAGAATCTCGTTCTGAATGGGAAGCAATGTTTGAAAAAGGTTTTGATCTTCTAGGTTTAAAGATAGAAGAAACTGCAGAACCATTTGAAGGTGCATGTACTGCTGTCCATCCTATGTTAATAGAATCTGCTGTTAAGTTTCAATCAAAAGCTATACAAGAATTATTTCCACCAGCAGGTCCAGTTAAAACACAGATATTAGGTAAGTCTACTCCTGAAAGAGAAGATCAAGCTAATCGTGTACAAGAGTTTATGAACTATCAAACAACAGAGCAAATGCCTGAATACTTTGATGAGTTTGAAAGAATGCTGTTCCACCTCCCTTTGATTGGATCAGCATTTAAAAAAGTTTATTATGATGCTAATTTAAAAAGACCAGTATCTGAATTTGTTCCTATTGATCAATTCTATGTTTCTTATTATGCATCTAATTTACGTAAAGCAGATAGATATACACATGTTATATATAGAAGTCCTGTTGAGTTAGCAAAAGATATACGATCAGGAATCTATAGAGATGTAGAATTACCAGAAGCAACAAATCCACAACCTACATCTTTTTCAGAAAAAATGGATACAATTATTGGTTTGTCTCCTACAGCAACAAATGATCCACAATATACATTACTAGAACAACATTGTTATTTAGAAATAGAAGAAGACTATGCTCTTCCTTATATTGTAACAGTAGAAGAAAAATCACAACAAATTTTAAGCATTCGTAGAAACTATAAGAAGGATGATAAGAATCAAGAGAAAGTGTCTCACTTTGTTCATTACAGATTCGTACCAGGCTTTAGTTTCTATGGATTTGGTCTCATGCACTTTTTAGGAAACTTAACTATGACTGCTACTGCAGCCATGAGAAGTTTAGTGGATGCAGGTCAATTCGCAAACTTACCAGGAGGATTCAAAGCAAAGGGTGTAAGAATTGTTGGTGACAACGATCCTATATCACCAGGTGAGTTTAAAGAAGTTGAAGCCACAGGGCAAGATTTAAACAAGGCTATTGTCTCTCTCCCCTATAAAGAGCCTTCCTCTACCCTATATAATATGCTTCAATTCATAACTCAAACAGGTCAAAAGTTTGCTGACTCTACAGAACAAATTGTTTCTGATGCAGCATCTTATGGACCTGTGGGTACAACAATGGCATTACTAGAAGCGTCTAGCAAGTTCTTCTCTGCTATTCATAAGAGATTACACAAATCTCAAAGAGATGAATTTAAAATTCTTGCACAGATAAATTATGATTATCTACCTTCAGAGTATCCATATGAAGTACCATTTGCTGAGAAAAGTGTATTAAAACAAGACTTTGATGGTAGAGTAGATGTGATACCAGTATCAGATCCTAACATTCCATCAAATGCACATAGGATGATGATTGCACAAATGGCATTACAAATGGCACAGCAATCACCTCCTGGTATGTTTAATCTTGAAGCATTAAATAGAACAATATTAAATTCTGCAAATATGCCTAATATGGAAGAAATACTTCCACCAAAGAAAGAGCCACAAAAATTAGATCCTGTATCTGATATAATGGCTGCAACTAAAGGTATACCTATTGCAGCTTTTCCAGGACAAAACCATGATTCACATATACAAGTGAAGATGATGTATCTACAAGATCCACAGAATGGTGCTAATCCTATAATGGCGAGATTAAAACCAATACTAGAAGCAAACATACAAGAACATTCTGTATTAAAATATCAAGAACAAATGAATGGTATGGCAAGAGCTACAATGGAACAACTACCACCAGATCAACAACAGAATCCTCAAGTTGCTGAAATGGCTATGGCTACTGCAGCTCAACAAGTATTAAATGCTAATCAAATGGGACAAGCTCAATCACCTGAACAACAAATGGTTGCATTAGAGCAAGCAAAAGTAGAATTAGAAAAACAAAAATTACAAGCAACTATGGCTAAACATTCTGCAGACTCTGCATTAGATGCACAAAGATTAGAATTAGAAGAAGCAGAGTTAATGGTACAAGCTGGTAAGACTGGTCAAGATGCTATGCTGAAGAAAGAAAAAGCAGATCTTGATAGAGCTTCAAAAGAAACTATGAAAGCTTTAGACTTATTAACAAAGACAACTTTAGCAGAAGAAAAGAATGCTATAGATATGGAAAAAATTCGTATAGATGCTTTAGAAAAAGTATCTAGTATGGAGAATCTGGATGACAGAGAAAGAAGTTTTAAACTTATTGATGTTATTACAGATTTATTAAAAGAAGAAATGAAAGGAGCAAATAATGCCAATAGGGAATAAAGCATATCCTGTTAAAAAAGGTGTGACTAATGGATACCCAACTCATGTTCCAAATGGAGATGGTGGTATGTATGGTGACTTTACTAAAATGTCACAAAGTGACTATGGTAGTAGACCTAAAAAAGGTGTGTTAAATCAACGTGAAGATTCTTCTTGGAAGTATCCTTCACCAACTAAAGGTAAAAGATAATGTGGAAATCACCAATTATTAAAGAAGTATCTGTTGGATTAGAAATTAACTGCTACGCTTGTGCAGAAATCTAATACATGGATATTTGGGATGAGGTCGTTAGTGAATATAATAACGAACTCAATAAATTAAGAAATAATATAAGTGATGGGCAGGCAGATAACTTTGCCCATTATCGTCAACTTGTTGGTAATATTTATGGAATTGAATGGTCCAGAAATAAACTAACAGAGATCGTTAAAAAAAGATTATACGAAGAAGAGGATGACTAATGCAACAGGTACATTTAGGTAATTCAATTAAGAATGACATGTGGATAACAGAAGAAGAAGATGAATCTACTCCAGATGTCTTACCTGAACTTCCAGGTTTTCATGTACTCGTAAGACCTGTATCAATAAAAGAAAAAACTAAAGGTGGTATATTACTACCTAATTCAACCAAAGACGATATGTCGTATTTAACAACTATAGGTAAGGTTTTAAAAATAGGTGAACTTGCTTATGCTGATAAAGAAAAATTTCCTAAAGGACCTTGGTGTCAATTAGGAGATTATGTTTGTTATGCTAAACATGCTGGTCAAAAGATACAATATAAAAATGTTAAGATGATTTTATTGTATGATGATCAAGTAATAATGAAAGTACAAGATCCTAAATTTTTAGATCCTACTTTTAATTTAACTAAATATAGTACATAAAATTTGCTTAATATAAAAATTTAGTGTATAATATAATAATAGAAGTACGTAAGTCGTATGTCTCGTAAACAACGAAAGGTAACATAATGGAACAAGAACAAGAAGACTGGAGTGAAGTAGATACTACAGCTCCTAAAGAAGAAAAAGTAGAATATGAAGTAGAAGGTGAAGAGAATGAAGAAGATAAAGTTCCTTCGCCTGTTACAGCAAAAGAGGAAACTCCAACAGAAGAAGCTCCTAAAAAAGAAGAACCTAAAGAGCTTGAAGGTATAGAAACAAAAGGAGCTCAAAAAAGAATACGTCAATTAGTTAAGCAACGTAAAGAAAGAGATGAACAACTTGCTCAACTAATGAAACAAAATGAAGAGTTAAATCAAAAGTTAAATAGTTCACAGCATCAATTTAATACTGTTTCTAAATTAAATTTAGATGCAAGTGAAAAACAAATAACAGATAAATTAGAATTAGCTCGTAATGCTTATAAGTCAGCACATGAAGAAGGCGATTCTACAAAGATATTACAAGCTCAAGAATTTTTAAACGAAGCACAAAATGATTTAAAATCATTGAATGTAACGAAACAACAATTTGATCAACAACCTGTACAACAACCACAACAACCTGTACAGCAACAGTATCAACCACAGCCTACTCCAGATCCAAGAGCAGCAGAATGGGCACAAAGAAATGAATGGTTTGGTTCAGATCAAGTTATGACTGCAGCATCTTTAGCAATAGATGGTCAGTTAAAAGAAGAAGGTTTTAATCCTACAGATCCAGAGTATTATACTGAAATAGATCGTAGGATGCAAGAAACATTTCCTCATAAGTTTGCAGCAAATGCTGCTCCAGTTGAGGAAGTTCGTAAGCAGGAAGAAGCGTCAAAACCTGCTCAAGTGGTGGCTGGAGCATCTCGCAGCTCTCCAGGTTCTAGTAAGAAAGTTAAGCTATCAAAAGAAGATATTAGATTAGCTAACAAATGGAATATACCACTTGAACAGTATGCTCTTGAAAAACAAAAAGCTGATAAAGCTGAAGGAGAGTATACAACAATAAATATGCAGCGTGGAGGAAAATAGATGACACGAATTAATAGTACACGTAGTTCTAATTTAAGAGAACAAGAAACTAGAAAACAAGAAGCTAGAGAAGAAGTTGAATATACATTTGAAGAACAAGATGTAGTTCATATTCCCCAAGCAGTTAAAGATCGTTTTACCAGCGAAGGTATGACATTAGGATGGTTAAGAATGACACTTAAAGGTCAAGATGATGTCAAACATATAGGTAAGAAACTGCAAGAAGGCTGGCAATTTGTTGACTTGGCTGAAGTTCCTGAAATGAGTGCAACATCTTTCGTGAGAGATGAAGGTAGATACGCAGGGGTAGTCTGTCGTGCTGACGTAGGATTAGCAAAAATCCCAACTGCTAAATACGAAGCTAGAAGTAAGTTTTACAGAGATAAAAGTAAAGCCATGAATGATGCGATTAATTCGCAACTCATGGGTAATAATAACTCTCGTATGCCTATTTCTAATAACAGTAAATCTAAAGTAGTAACAGGAAGACAACCTAACTTTCAGGATTAATCCTTTTATTACTTATAATAAAGGAGAAAGAAAATGGCATCAGTAGACGCTTCTCGTGGTCTTGTACTAGCGAGAAAAAATGGTTCAGGTTCTAACTCTACTGGTATTGACACTATTGATTTGAATGTTTCCCCAAAGGTTGCATCAGCATTATTGCCTACAACAATGTTTACAGGAGATCCTATAGTCATTGATTCATTAGGTACAATAATTCCAAGTCCTGCTAACGTAACAGTTAAAACAGCAGGAGTATTCCAAGGAATTAGTTATGTAGACGCTTCAGGAAATCAAGAATTTAGTAGATACTGGACAGGAGGAACTACAGCCACAGATGTTAAGATCCATGTTTCAAGAGATCCAGATCAAACATACTTTATACAAGCAGATGCAACAGTAACTGCTTCAGCAGGTATGGGAGTTGGTGTATATAATGCACCTTGGATTCTAGCAACAGGATCAACTAAAACAGGTAATAGTGCCTATGTTTTAGATGCATCTGGTCCAACACAAGCAACAAGTCATATGAGAGTAATACGTAGAGCACCTTGGGATGAAGGTATTGGAGCATCAGCAGGTGTGACAGACGCATATCCTTGGTATGAAGTACGTATCAATTCACATATGGACAATTATATAACAACTACTGTTTCAACAGCTTAATTAGGAAAGGAATAATTAAATGGCTATTAATAGAGCAAGTATTGCCAAAGAGCTACTTCCTGGACTGAATGCAGTTTTTGGAATAGAATATGGCAGCGTGGAAGACGAACACAAACCATTATACGAAATAGAATCATCAGACAGAGCTTTTGAAGAAGAAGTACTCTTCACAGGTTTTGGTGCTGCACCTACTAAAGGTGAAGGTGCTGCTGTTGTTTATGATGATGCATCAGAAAGTTATACTTCAAGGTATACAAACGAAACTGTTGCATTAGCATTCGCAGTAACTGAAGAAGCTATGGAAGATAATCTATATGATACTTTTGCAAAACTAAGAGCAAAAGGATTAGCAAGAGCTATGGCAAGTACAAAACAGCAAAAAGCTGCTGACTTGTACAACAATGGCTTTACAACAAATCAAGGTGATGGTGTACCTATGTTTAGTGCAGCACACCCAGTAACAGGTACTGGTACAGTAACAAACATTACTACAGCAGCAGCTATAGCTGAAGGTACTATAGAAGCAGCGATCATTCAGATACAAAAAACTACTGATGATCGTGGTATTCTTGTAGGTGCTTCAGGTGTTTCATTACACGTACCAACAGACCTATTGTTTACAGCAGATCAATTATTAAATACTCCAGGTACAACTGGTGGAGCTAATAATGACATCAATGCTATTAGACATCTAGGTGTATTGCCTGATGGATTCTATGTGAACAGAAGATTTACAGATGTAAATGCTTGGTTCATTAAAACAGACGTACCTAATGGTACTAAAATGTTTACTAGAACTCCATTACAAACTAAAATGGAACCAGATTTCGATACTGGCAACTTACGTTTCAAAGCACGTGAAAGATATTCTTTTGGTGTTTCTGACTGGCGTGGTTGGTTTGGAAATCAAGGAGCCTAATTATAAATATTGGAGGAGAGTAGAGATATTCTCCTCCTCTATAATATAAGGAAAGATATATGTCTACAAATATAACTACAGCTTTTAAATCAGGTGATGGTGTTATTGTTTCTCCACAAGTTGTGAGTACTACAGATAATGCAGGAAACTCTATTGCTGTAACTTTACCTCATGTAACTCGTATACTTGCTGTACATGCTTATTCTACTGTAGCTGGTACATTTGATATAGGTGATAAAAATGGAAGTAAAATTAAATTCCAAGTTGCTGCAAGTGGAACACAAGATATTTATATGGGTGAAGTAGGAGTAAAGTGTGAAGGCACAGTAAGTGTAAGCACACCTGATGCAGGTGGTGTAACTCTAGTATTAGGATAATTATATGCCTAACTATTCATATTTAAAAACTGACATCATTAATACAATAGAAAATGATTCGTCAGAATTTGAAACTCAAATACCTTATTTTGTTGAAAAAGCAGAAGGTCGTCTAATAAAAGAATTAGATGATGTAGCTCTTGATACTTATGCATCAGTTGCTATATCAGCATCTAATCCTGTTGTTAGTTTACCTGATGGAGCTTTAGTAGTGCGTAATGTAAATTATACAGCTAGTGCAACAAATATTAAAACAAATTTATTACAACGATCTTATGAGTATGCAATAGATTATTGGGGATTTGTAAGTGCATCTACAGGTACTCCAAGATACTATGCAAGAAAAACTAATTCACAAATTTATATTGTACCTACTCCAGCATCTACAGTTGCAGGTGAAATACAATATACAAAACGACCACTAGGTTTAGCAAGTGCTACAGGTACAAGTGCAACAACATCTAACTACTTTAGTGAAAGTTGTTACAATGCTTTATTTGCAGCATGTATGATAGAAGCAAATTATTTTATAAAAGATTTTCAAGTCCTTCAAGCATGGGAAGGTAAGTACAAAAATTCAATAGATGCTCTTCGTAATCAAGCAAGACGTACTAGACAAGATGATATGCAATCAGCTAATAGTCCTACAGGTGGACCTAATACAGTTATACAAGGAGCAAATTAATGGCTATTAATAGATCAAAAGTAACAAAACAGGTAAAAATGCCTGGTAAATTAAAGAAAAAAGATAAAGAAAAATTAATACAAGTTGCAGGTAATATGACTTTTAGAGATACAGATGGAACTCGAAGGCATGTAAGACAAGTACCTTTTGATTCATTACCTCGTAATATTCAATTAAAATTATTCAAACAATATTATGGTGGAGATTTTGGATATAAAAATGAAAGAGAATTTTGGGGAGATAAAAAAGGTGGTCAAATTGCCCAAGCTCCTAAAATTACTAAAAGAAAATCAGGTGGCAAAGTAGGATCAGGTTCTGCTTTTGTTGCATCATTATATAAATAAAGGAGAAAATAATGCCTACTTATAATAACGACAAAATAATAGGTGCACAAGGTAGAGTAGCTATTAATAAAAAATTAAGTGACATC